TTGCAATTGATTGAAGAACGCCAGAAGGAGTACAACGATGCCTGGAAGATCTCAGGCTTCGCACTTCGTCCTGTGGCGAGGGGCTTGATCGGATTGATATTCAGAGCCCCCGAAGCGTTCTTCCCGTGGCTTATTATTCACAATAAGCTAATACGGATATTGTCCAACCCGTATCATTACGACAGCTGGCGAGATATTGCAGGCTATGCTGAACTAATGAAACAGGAAATAGAGCGCGCGAGCGCAAAGAAAGGACCGGAATAACATGGTAAAGTTTGAAGAAGTTGCACCCGAAGATGTTGGCGATAAGTTCGATACTCGAGGTCGTGTATCGTATCCGCTTCTGCGCGATTTCCTTGCTACTGGAATGTATTCGGCGTCACCCGATCTTGCAGGATATGACCAGAAGATTGAGCGCATTGCGTCGTCCTGCATCAACTACTGCCGCGTTCATCAACTGCCTGTGAAAGTTCTTCAGAAGGGTGGTCGCTTGGTTTTCTATCGCCTGGACTACACGCCTGAAGGTGCTCCCATTCCAGGTTGGTTAGAGAAACGCCAACGACAGCGTGAGGCTCGTGTTGGTGGCGACATCGACATCAAACCCATAGCAGTTGCGCCCGTCAAAACCAAGTAATTGCATGATACGGGTAGCGGCGAAAGCCGTTGTGATGTTGAGCAGGCAGAGACCACCAAGCCGTACGCCGAGGCGAAAACACCTGACTACCCGTTTCAGTGCCCCGCCGTGTGAGCGTGCGCTCGCCGTTCTGAAAATCGGAAGGAGATGCCGAGCGGCGGGGCTGAATAGGAACCCATGAAGATGCTACAGTTATTTCGAAGGGTTATACTGAACAACTACACATATGACTTCACGTTCTTCGTTCCTATAGAGGCCATAGAAGGTATGAATATGCTGAACCCTAACGAAACGATACCTACTAATTGTATCGAGCATGTACAGCATCCCGATAGGGCTAATGCTTGTGAAGAAATTACATGGCTCAATGGAGGGCACGATGACATACCAAGTAAATGAAATCTTTCGATCGGTGCAAGGCGAAGGGCTTTTAGCAGGTACGCCTGCAACCTTTATTCGCTTACAGGGATGTACTGTAGGCTGCCCTTGGTGCGATACGAAGTACACATGGAATAAAGGTGGAGCCAGACTTGAAGTCGATGAGATACTCGAAATGGCGTATCCTCTTCAGCCGCTAGTTGTAATTACTGGAGGTGAACCCACATTATACAACTTGGATAAGCTAATCAAGGGTTTATGGGATGTGGGACAGAAGCGATATGGATATAGCTTTGGTGTGCAACTCGAGACCTCAGGTCAACAAGATCTCAAAGGCGAGCTTAGGCCCAACTGGATTACGTGGTCACCCAAACCAAACTTGAATTACAATGCTCCTGAGTCACTCATGAAGCAGGTCGCTGAAGTCAAGTGGGTTATCGATGACGTGATTGAGTTAGACACAATCCTTACCTTAGCTGAATGGTTCAACACACACACTCGGCATAAGGTTCCGTTTGTGTTGATGCCAGAAGGTGCACCTCCTACTCAGGAACACGTTGAGAAGGCTCTCGAGTGGGTTGCAAATCGTAAGCACTTCCGATATGGTGACCGCATTCAATGGCGGATAGGAGTAAAGTGATGGCGAGCCCAATGCACGATGACGAAGGAAGAATTGCTGATATACTAAAGGGCATCTTTGGTAAGGATGTATGGGATGACTCTGTAGAACAGACTGCAGCACGGTGGCTCAAAGCGATGAGGGAGTTTGCTCCAGCTAAAGAGCCCCCTTTTACATTTACCACATTCCATGCACTAGCGAACCAGATGATAGTCGTGAAGAATATCGAGTTCGCGTCACTATGTGCACATCATCTTTTTCCATACGCAGGAGTAGCCCATGTGGGATATATTCCGAACGAATTGCAAGTTGGTGTAAGCAAAATTCCCAGATTAGTACACTACTTAGCGAAGCGGCCGAGCGTGCAAGAGAAGCTTACGCGAGAAGTTGCCTCGTTCATGAAAAGCAATCTATCCGCGATGGGCGTAGCAGTAGTAATTCAAGCAACCCATACTTGCATGTCGTGTCGTGGAGTTAGTGAACACAATGCCATCATGAGCACATCTGAAATGCGCGGTGTGTTCTTGACAGCGTCGGAAGCACGCCAGGAGTTTCTCTGTTTGGCAGGATTGGTGTAACATGCCTATAGTAGATCCGAACGTCAAGTTGAGCATTGTACAAAACGAGTTCATGGTGTATGCAATCGAACTAGTATGGATTCGAGGAGTCGATCGCATTGAGAAACAGTACGACAATCTTGACATTATTGTGTATCGGCTACCCGGTACCATACGTGTTGATATCAAACTGAAGGGATTACAACCATCATGAAGCTAGCAGTCATCACACCACCCAAAGGATTGAAGTTACTCTTGCATCATGAGTTGGGATATCATATGGTACTTCCACAATATATGACTATTCCTAGCTACGCGATATTCTATCATCGTGTTGCAAAAGGGGGACACTTTATCATGGTGGATAATGGAGCAGCAGAACTCGGTAAGTCCATAGAGTGGGCTACCGTACTTGATGTTGCAGACCAACTAGATGCTGCTGAGGTTGTTATGCCAGATGTGTTAGATAACGCTTGGGAAACCTGGATCGAAACCGAAAAGGCGCTGCCAACAGTACCTGCACGCAGACGTGCTATGTGTCCACAAGGACGTAACTGGAGTGATTGGGAATCATGTCTCGAGCGTATGGTAAATGCGGGTTGTCGAACAATCTGTGTAGCAAAACGCTATGAGAAACTTCCAGGCGGACGTGCTCGTGGTGTCGAAATCATATGCAAGCACAACTGGCATCTAGACCACGATATCCATTATCTGGGAGTTCACAAAGATCCCTTAGCCGAAGCACAACTTGCAGTGAATCAGCACAACGACGATATCTCGAAACTCGTACGTGGTATTGATACTGCAGCTCCTATTGCATATGCACAAGCAGGTGAGACATTAGCAAAGGGTAGTGATCACCACTCGTTGGAGTGGACAAAAGAGTTCTCCATTGAACTTGCATCAAAGAATATAGCGTTGCTACTTAGCGTTACTGATAGCAGGAGGTAATATGCATATCGTAGTGAAGGACCCGCTCAAGAAAGACATTGTAGGAGTATTGTGCATCGAACGCGATTCACACTCCGCAATCATCCTGGAAGCCGAAATCGAGTACTTAGATACTCTGGTATCGATTGCCAAGGCTCAGAAGGTTCCATTAGTCACACTAGTGGTACCCCACGGTGCGGTTCCTGAACTACAAGCACTAGGTTGGCAAGTCGACAACACTCGAGCTGTGCTTACGAAAGGTGGTAACGGCAATGGTTCTTGATAACGAAGGGAAGACATTCGAAGAGATTTGGGGAATACCTGATCCTGACGAAGAAGTCGTTGCACCGAAGGCACCAGGTGCTAAGTGTGCAACGTGTCCGTTACGTAATCAACCATACGTACCGTACTCAGGTTCGTTCGATGCATCGCTAATTATCATTGGTGAAGCACCTGGTGTAAAGGAAGTTGAGCTAGGTGCGCCCTTTGTAGGACCTTCGGGTCAGCTTCTAGATACTGCCATCGAATGGGGTGGTGGCAATCCTGAAGACACATTCAGGACGAACATAGTTTGCTGCAAACCGATCAGTCGTTCGCCTGATATGGCTTCTGTAGGATGCTGTCATGATCGTCTCATAAAAGAACTCGAGCAGTGCACGGCTGACAAGATTCTCGTGTTAGGGATGACAGCTACAGACGCCCTGGATTTTGCACCACAGCAAGGTGTATGGCAGCCTTGGGGCAGTGCACACGCGCTAGTTGCCTGGCATCCGGCTTACATCCTTCGTGACAAGCCCGAAGAGGCTCCAATGTTCCTAGCCTGCGTTGCCTCAGCAGTGAAGGGGCCTGGATTTATGAAGAAGTTCAATCCACAGCCTGTGTTCTGCAATACACTTGATGAATTGAAGGAGCAGTTCGCAAAATGTCCTGAGGGCTCCTGGGTAGCGCTAGACATTGAGACTGATCAGATCCAATGGTTCAATACACCCAAGAAGTTAGCAGATAGCATCATCATGCTCCAGCTGTGCTGGGATGCAGATTATGCTGTCATCATTTCGGATGCAATGTTATACGATATGCCTGAAGTAGTACCCTATATCAATCAGTTCCTTGCAAAACGTAGGGTATGCGCTCACAATGGAAAGTTCGACAACGTCTTCTTGAAGGCTCATGTAGGTATCGACTTCTGGTTGTCGTTTGATACTATGCTTGCACATTACATCCTGAACGAGAATCTCAAGCACGGCTTGAAAGCAATTGCGCAACTAGAGTTCGGGATGTTCGATTATGAAGAGAAGATGCTACATATGTATCTATCCAGTCGTAACGATAGGTATTCCAAGATACCTTACGAAGAGTTTGCTGTGTACGGTGCAAAGGATGTTGCAGTCACCTTGACTCTTCGAGAGATACTTGAAGAGCGTCTTCGCAAGGACAATCAGTATGAGATGCCGTTCATGCAAATCATTATGCCCGCTGCGAATATGCTCACACAAGTAGAGTTGAAGGGCATGCA